CTGTAACATCACCCTCGGCGGTATCGTCAGATGGGTCCGTTTGGACTTCGACTAGTTCCGCTTCTTGTTCATCAACGGCCTTATTCTCTGGAGTGGGTCGCTCACCGTTGTCTTGCGACTCTCCTCCAATGGCATTTTCCAAAATGCCATCTAAAATCTGTGAAGATGTTTTTGCTTCTGTAGCTGGCCCCGTTTCAGGGGTGCTTACTTCATTCTCCGCCATTTGTCATATTCTCCCAATTCTTAGGCCGTTCACTACCAGCCCAATCATTCCCAATTTGTCTAACGTTATGCTTTCGTTCATGCTCTCGTAAACTGCTACGACTTGAAATTACTGAATTGTCTATTGGACTTTCAAATGGCTCTATATCCGATACAATAAACAAGCGTGGCTTTTCTGTTTTCGGTTTTACACTTGTAAAACGCCCTTGTCGAGCTTTCCACACAATTTTTTCGTAATTATCTGTGTACTGCGTCATCTATTCTGTTCTGCCATTTTTAACTCTGCTTCCAACATAGCTAAATCTTCTTTTGACCGTACCCGTTCAGTTGAGGCTCTGCCTTCTTCTTGTAGCTTCTGTGCTTCGGCTCGTTCTTTGCTGTTTATGTCTGCTAACTTGCCTTGCTGACGTAATTGCTCCATTTGCATTTGGGCTGCTAGTTTCTCCTGCTGCATCTGCTGTTCTGGGGAAACTTGTGGCTGCTGACGGGCAGCTTGTAGTTGCTGCATAATAGCCATTTCTGTTTGGTCTATAGTATCCTCAAAGGTACGCCCAATTTTCCATGCACCAGCAACAAATTTTACGATTTCAAAAGCCAGAGGAGTTAAATCTGGAGAAGCCTGTGTCACCTCAACTGCCTTAACCAAATACGCACCTAACGTATCAGCGAATTGGATTCGGTTACGTTTTTCTTCTTCTTCATCTTCAAATACTGTGCTGTTTGTCTGGACTTCTATTACATAACTACGCAATTTATCATTACGCAGAATTTCCAGCATTTCTTCTGAAACAGGCAGACTGGTAATTTTTTCCAGTATTTCTGGTTCATAATTTTCTGCTATCAACTCTGCTTTAATACGGAATAAATCACGAATATAATGTTGAATATCGTCTTGTCGTCTGCGTAACCGCATAGAGCCAAATCTGGCCTTTAGCTGTTGAGCAGTAGCCGTTTCAGAGGCTTTTGTGCTGCCACGCAAAATGTCACTAATACCAGTAACTTCATATATAATCTGCAATACTGCATTACGCTGTTGGTACAGACCATTTACAACAGTAGAGATTTCACCAATCTGTTCTGTTTGAAAAGCCCCAACCAGACCTCCCTTTTGCGTTAGATTTGCAAAGTTTTCTGACGGAACGAACTCATTATCTCCAGCATTAGCCAAATGAGCCAACTCTGGGATAGCAGCATCATACACGCCCCTTCGTTTTAAGCCCTCAATTAAGAATGTAATCCTGGTTGTTAGGCGGTCTAGCTCCTCTGCCTGATCTTGGTAAAGGGTATATTCGGGGATAGGAATTGATGTATCCGTTGTCCTGACTGCAATTAAAGGAGTAGGGCATGGATAAAAGCCTTCTAAATTATAAGGGTCATCATCTTCTGCTAGAATATCCCTATATCCTGAAGCCATATAAATACGTTTTCGCTGAACCTTATCCCAAATCTCCCAAACTTCTGCTCTGTTGTATAATTCATTTTCATTGTATTCTGCGGATTCTGGCATCCAGTTCAGAGGTATATCCTCTGCATCCTTAAATCCTCTTGAGATTAAATCATCTCTAGTTAAAAGATGCCTTCTAGCTCTCCATGTTGCATCTTCTGATCTTCGTGCAGGGCTTTCTCGATAATCTTCCCAATGGACATATTCAAAGCGCACACGCTGGTCGCCCAGACGCTCCACTTCTTGTGTTTCCTTTTCCATTGTTTTGCCATCTGTATCTTTTACTTCTACAGTTACTTTTTCAGATACTAGAATTGGCTCATACACTACCCAAACAACCCCTCTGCCTGGGAGCAGGTAATCTTCAAGGGCAGATTCTATTGGTAGATCGGCACGATTCGTGTCAGATTCATATTGAAGCGCACGTTCCAGCAAAATAGCAACATCACGCCCAACAGGGTTCGGATCATGGAACCTGCGCCTGACATCAGGTTCAGCCATCTTAGCAAACAATGAGGCTTTCAGGGTTTCGGTATTAGACCATAGAATATTGAATTTTCGGCTCAATGCTCCTGTGATCGAATAACCTTCCCGTTCATCACGATAGCGGTCAATAATAATATTGCCCCGTTCTCGCCAGTCTCGCTCGTAATTACTGGCTGCGTCTAATTCCTTTTGCCAGTATAGAGCAGAGCCGTATAAAGTTTCTTGTTCTTCTCTGGTTTCGTTAGCCATCTGCTAATGGTTCCTTGATTATTTCCCTTACGGACTGCCCTGCTAAATGGACAGTCATCCGATCTCCTGATTTAAGATGGTGCCACCACTTCAAATCTTTCCCGTTTTCCACCAATTTATAACCGCAACTCTCAGGAAGCCAATCTGCTGCCCGAATTTCTGCTGGTGTTAAAGTAACGCAGTTTGAAACTAAATCTGATCTATTGGGGTAATCAGTACACCTGCAAGTATCGTGATCCAATAAGTGACAAGCTACGTTGCTATAACAAACAACTCCTGTTCTTGCATTTCTCGCTTTTACTAAACAACACTTCGCACAACCATCACAAAGAGATTCCCATTCTTCCGAGGTCATTTCCTCTAGGGTTTTCTCTTTCCAAAACTCAGCCAAACTGCGGTCCCATCATTGGTGAAGGGGGAGGCCCCTGCATTGGCCCTTGCATTTGAGGGGCTACCGCCATTTGTGGATTCATAGGTTGCATAGCTGGCGGTGCAACAGGCATCCGCATTGGAGGAGGCCCAGGCATAAACTGAGCCTGTGCAATCATTTCTTCTATGGGGATTTCTTCCTTAGACTTCGTTGTGATCTTTGGACCTGTATAATCTTGCGGAGTTTCAGTTCGCTCTGTTTTAATTATTATTTTTTCAGGTCGAGCAAGAATTTCCGCAACCGCAGTAATGTCCTCTCCGTTGACATCAAATTCGCCCCCCACAACTTCTTCAAAATTATAATTGTCAGCCATTAAATTCGAGGCTCCAATAAATTATTTCTTTCCTTATCATGGATATTCCACATCTCGTCAAGTGTAGATTGTTGCAAAAGTGTCTCTTGCAAGTCTGGCTTCTTCTTTTCTGGCTTAATATTTCGATAAGCCATTGCAGCATAACGAAAAGAATCACTTGCATGGGAAGCCCAATTATGTAGTGGAGTTTTCCGAAATACTCGTTTTACGTCATCCCACTCTCTTTGATAACTACGCAAAGCATTGATGCCCTGTTCACAATTTAATTCATCAAAATAACAATGCTGTAATAACAGCCTTGCTGCGTTGATCCCATCTTCTACTTTATGGTTGGGTACAATACGAGGTCTGCGCCCCATATTTATGAGGGTTTCTGCCCTGGTTCGGCCTGTTCCTAGCTCTCTAACCTTGGCATCATGGGGGAGCCAGTCATCCCCATACCAGTATCCTTTTTGCTCCATTACCTTGACGTAATGTTCAAGCCCTACCCCCGAATGCTCGTAGAAATCCACGAAACGAACTTCTCCCAACGTAACTTGAAAGAACCAAAGACTGCAACTGTCTGAGATGCCCAAGTCCCAAGCAACGTGAACGGGGAGAGCAGGGTCAACCTCAACCTGAGTAATTCGGTTTTCTTTTTCAGCATCTTCAATAATCGCTCCATAATAACTTCCTTTGATTGCGGCAGACCACGAACATTCAAACTCTTGTTTATATTCGTCATCCCCCATTTCCTTACGGGCTGCGTCTAGCTCTTTTTGATCTAAGACCTTGGTTTCTGATGCCCGATATATTTTACGAAACCACTCTGAGTCTGTTTTTGTGTCCTCAAATAACCGCCAAAAATGATTTTTTCCTTTTGGCGTTCCAATAAAGATTGCCCATCCTTTTCTGTCAACTAAAGCTGGCCGTATAATTTCACTCCACACACGGGGCGACATATCTGCATACTCATCTAATACTACACCATCTAAGAAAATACCACGCAAAGCATCTGGATCATCACCTGCACCAGCAAGACGTATTCGGCTTCCGTTAATTAAATCA